GTTAGGTTTCGATGAGGCTGGAACTACTGGTCAGTTGGGCTCTGGTGATTATGTATTAGAAAGTTTATATCTTAAGACTCATAAGAATAATCCTGATAGACAACCTATTAATACAGGAAGAGTTGACGAGAATGGAAATGCTATTTTAATACCTACTATTAGAGCTGGTATGGGTAATCTTAATGGATTAGATATAAAAGGATATTCTTCAGACGAGATTTTTTATAGAGGTAGTGGTAGAGGAAACGAACCTTATCAGATAGCAGAAATTAATTCTGAGTATGGAGATCCTATTCCAGACAGCACAAAGAGAATGTTACAATTTTACAGAAGTGATGCTGGTAAGGCATTGGTAGTTAGAGAAAATATAACAGATTATTTATCAAAAAATGTACCAAAGGTTGATTTAAAAAGACTAACATTAAGAAGAGCTGGTGCTGCTATTGGAGAAGCGCTTGGTGGTTCTGTTTCAGGATTTATCGAGGGTACTATTCGAAAATCTTTTACACCAGGTCACAATGCTCTTTTAGTTAACTTATTAAAAAATAGTGCTACATTTGATATCAAAGATAGAGAGTTAATTAATATTGGTGGACAATCAATTAACCTTAATCAAGCATTGGGTTCTATTGGGGCAACTCCAAATGATCTTCTCGGTGAATTTGGAAGAAGATTCGACATAAATTATTCTGCTAGAGTAAGAGCTGGTGCACCATTTGGTGATTTAGGTGATAAACCTTATAACTTAAGTTACTTAAACAAGGTGAAAAAGGTAAGTGAAGAAGGTCAAGGACCGTTTCCTAAATTATCCGCCTACTTTAGAAGACAACAAAATAAGTTAAGAAAATTCGGAGAAGAACAGGCAGACAGAATTGAATCGGCAAAAGTAAACAAAATAACTCCTTTCATGGATTTATCAGGTCCAGGAAATCATAGTGACTCGTTTGCTAAATTTCTTGCGGGTAATCCTCGTGTTCATGGTTACGATGATAGGATTGCTAATAGTGGTGTTGAAGATCTTGAATTTTATGGTGATGAAGGAGCTCCTTTAGAAGATGAACAGTTTCAAATACGAGACGGTGATTTTTATGTCAGATTTAGAGATTTAAGAGATGATGGTTTTATTTATTTTAGAGGATACATAAATGGTATAACAGAAAACTTAAGTCCGTCTTGGACACCCACAAACTATATCGGAAGAAGTGAGCCTGTTTATAATTATGAAAGAGCTGAAAGGGATATAAGTTTTAACTTAGCTGTTTACCCACAAAATGGTGCAGAAGAAAGATACATGTACACCAAACTTAATAGATTAACTTCTTTGGTTTATCCAGAATATTTAGCTAATGAAGGTAGTGGGACATCGAGAATGAAACCACCATTTACAGAAATGTTTATGGCACATATTGGAACAAAAGAGAGAGGTCAGTTTGGATATATAAAATCCCTTTCTTACACTGTAAATGAAAGTGGTGATTGGAATGCTTTAGAACTTTTACCAAGAGTTTTTAATATAGCTATTTCATATCAGATAGTAAGTAAAAGACCACCGAGTCTCAAGAGTACCTTTTACAGACCACTACCTAACGAAAACAAAGATTTAAGAAATTAAGGATTGAACGATGAGTAGATACGATAACGTAAAATTATATAAAAACAAGGGTGTTCAATCTATTGGTACTGGTTATCTACCAAAGTTTGAAGAAAGTAATTCTGATATTCTTCTTATTGCTACAGAAGGGGATAGGTGTGACCATCTAGCTCAAGAGTATTATAATGATGTTAGTTTATGGTGGTTTATTGCTTCTATAAACAATATAAAATCAAATAACATTGAGGCTGGAACTCAATTAAGAATACCGGTTTCAACAGAACAAGCAGTTATAAAATAAAATGAGTAAATTTAGTGATAGGGTTTTTGGTGCTAATGTAGACAAAGAAACCATAGAGATATTTAATGCTCTACAAAAAGGTCAGTATCAATTTATACCAGGTGAGTCTATAGATGAACAGACTAAACCAGCATATACAAAATACTTAGGTGAAAAAACTACATTTGCTAGAATGTGGGTTGCTTTACAAGCAACTGGTAGTGATGCTAAAGAAGATATATTTTATCATTCCATAAACGATAATAAATATAATAGCTATGAACCAAATGAACCTATAGCTGCTAAAAAGTATTTTGTAGAAAATATAGAAAACCCTTATTTAAAACCAAGCGCTGGGATTACTTCCATAACATCTAAAACTGAAGGTTCTCTTGGTGCTGTAAAAAGAACAAATGTAGAATTTGTTGTTCATAATAAACAAGATTTTGATGAGATTTATTTACCTTTCTTTTTAAGACCAGGCTCAACTGTTGTGGTTGACTATGGTTGGTCTGATAGTAATCTACCTATTTACGATATAGAAAGTGTTTTATCAAATGCAGATACCGAATTAAAAGAATTTAAAAAATTTATATATGACTTTCCAAAATCAGGTTCTAACGAACAAATCGGGTGGATTTATAAGAATAAAGGTTTGGTAAATACTAATGTGGGTGTGGTAACATCTTACAACTCTAAAGTTAATGCAAATGGTTCATTTGAATGTAGTGTGGAATTGGTATCTCAAAATGCAACTATTTTAGATAATGAAATATCAGCTGATAATAATTTAAAATTTATATTTGTTAATAAATTTGAAGAAATTTTATTGAATGCACTTAAAGGTGGAGATTCTATTTCACTTTCTCAACCAACAGAATATAATGCCCTAACGTCTAGTGGTAGAAGAGAGGCTTATACAAAGTTTTTTACTAGATTACAAAATCGTAACACTCTTGGTATTATTTCAGAAAAATCTCAAAAAAGAGGTGTTTACTTTGAATCTAACACTGTCAATGGTTCGGAAACATTATACATTAGTTTTGGTAATTTAGTTGGTTTGTTTTTGAATAGCTTTATAGCTAAAAACAAAGATAATGATGTGAAGTATGAAATTAATTTTAAAATAGATGACTATTATGTACGATATTCTGATGAATTATATAGTAGACAAACAACTATTATGAATGGTAATGAGGAGTTGCCGGTATTTTTACTTCCAAGTAAATGGGATAGCGTTGATGTTGATAAAACCTCTACTAATCAGTTCAAAACTCCTATAATGCCTCTTAAAGAATTATTCATAAGTGTTCCGATTATAAAAGAAGCATTTCAGAAAAAACAAACCGTAAATGACGCCATAAATTTTATTTTAACCAAGATAAATATAGATTCATATGGAGTATTTGATTTAAAAATGGTATCACCTAATGGAAGTTTTTCTGAAATAGGAATACAGGATAATAATTTATTACCGGTTTTGGAAACGGAAGATGATAAATCTTTCCCATCAAATCTGTTAAAGTTTAACGTAACGTCAGGAGATGGTATAGTTTCAAACATGGATTATAGTTTTAGTACACCAAAGGGTGCATTACAGAACATGTTAGCTATTGGTAACAATACACATACTGGTTTTTTTGATGTAGACAGCTTAGACAACTTAAACTTTTTAAATGTTTTAAAGGATAAGACAACAGAGAATAAGGATGCTAGAATACGAAGTTTACCTGTTTCTGATTTAGGACAATCGGATGATGAAACAAATACTACTGATATTGACATTCAAGTTCCAAATGATTTTTTTGAAAGTGACGACCAACTTAATTCAAGAGATTGGAATTTATATACAGCTGCAGTAAAACAAGCATATCAAAATGCGGGAAGACCAGAAGTTAAAGGTGAAGAATCTGTAAAGCAAAAAAGAAATGAATACACTTTAGAGGCCGCTTCTGATAGGGATTTTTGGGGTAAAGAAGCAAAAAGAATACATGTATTATCAGCTAAAGAGGAATCTATATCTCCAATATTGCCAGTAAATTTGACCATAACCGTATACGGAAATACATTTCTAAATATAGGTGATATTTTTACCATTGATTTTTTACCTAAATCATACGAAAAACATGTTTATTTTCAGATAATGGGTGTAGAAGATAAGATAGATTCTAAATGGGAAACTACATATACAACTCAATATAGAGTAAATCCTTTGAGTAAGGACATTCCAACTAAATCATCAGAACCATCAGATATACCTGAAAAGGAAGTACCAAAAACCCGTTTTCCTATAAGTGTAATTCAAGATCTTGCTAGAAGTTTCGTAAATGCTTCTGTTTTAAATTCACTTGTGGATAAAATCCCAATTTCTACCGATACTGATAAGGATATAGCTTCACAATTTGAGAAAATTACATTATTTGTTCAAGATGTTAGTGAGGATGGGATAGATACTGGAATTAAAGATGGTCATTTAAGTAATGTTTTAACTAAAGAACAATTTATAAGTGACATAAAATATCCAGATGATATAAGAGGTGCATATGCTCTTACAAGATTGTTGTTTGAGTATGCTAAAGAATTTGATCCTTACTTTAACAAGGAGTTAGCTAATAAAACTGGTAGAAAAGTAAAATATTTACTAAGTAATAAAGATGGTCAAGGTTTATTAGATGGGGTAGGAGATTTAGCTAAAAGTATGGAAGTTGGAAAGATTGAGGGTACATCAATTATTTTTGACATAGACTGGTGGAACGGTTTTGGTGATGATGATCCTAATGCGTCAAGTATATCACAAAATTTCGTGATGCCACTTAGTGCTGTCGGATGGAGTCTTAATCTCTTTTCAGTAGATGATGACCGAGAGGTGGCAGTTAAGTATATGAAAGACCAGACTAAAAAAGATTGGTATAAAGATTTCAAAAAGAGACTGGGAGAAAATGTTGAAGTCGGTGCTGTTACTGATGGTGCTGTATTAAAAAATGGTAAAAAATATGATGTAAACTTTAAAAGAGCACCTATAATACGAAGAATGAGAATTAAAACAACAGCATTAGGTTCACCAGAACCTACAGAATTTTATGCAGTAGAAATAAAATCACCACCAGGTCTTAACTTGCCAATGAATATACGAAGAATAACAGTTCCAAAGTGGTTTGTTAAGGGTGATATTAGTGCTTTTAGAGATAAACTAATCGATTATTATAGACAAATACCGAGAACATTAAAATCAAGTGAAATAGAAGAACTTCAAAAAGAGAAAGAAGAAGGAAAATAATACTTGACTTTGTTACATATCCTGTGTAACTTAAGATATGATTAAATTGGTTATTACTAAACCTAACTGGTCTAAGTCTCATCCCCTAAATAGTATAGTCCTGATGTACGATGTGATAGAAAACAAGTTAGTTTACGCTAATCACTATGAGAAGATAACTAAAGATATAGATTATCCAGCAGACGAGGGAATGTTGATTGATGATTGGAAGTCGTCTTATGCTTATTCTTTTAGTGGTCGCCCAACATATTGTGCTGACATTCTAAACTATTGGTTGTTAAACAAACCACTCAACCACATACAATGGGATAATTTTTACGACCAAGATGATTTCACATATTATTATCCGTTGGATAAGATGATAGAACAGCTATGTGAAGAAGTACCAAAATATGAACAATCATACGGAGAACATTTTGAGAAGTTTCATAAAGATTTTGTAAAAGCCTTTGGTGAGCTAGAGTTAAATGGTATCGGAGTCAATTCAGACTTCACAAAGATATTCGGTGACCATATGTTAAAGTATATCCATCAAAAGAAGATATATCAGAACTATAACTTCTTTACAACTACATCAAGACCATCTAACTCTATTCATAATCTTAACTTTGCTGCTCTTACACAAGAACAGAGGAAAGCATTCTCTCCACTTAACGATGTATTCGTAGAATTTGACTTTGAGTCTTATCACCCAAGGTTGATTGCTAAATTAACCGATTATGACTTTGGTAACTCGTCAGTTTATGGTAAGTTAGCAGAGGATTTAGGCGTAACGGAGTCAGAAGCTAAAAATATCACATTTCAAAACCTATATGGTGGTGTCAGAAAGGACATTTCTGAGATGAGTGAGTTTTTTAGAGGTGTAGAGGACTTGGTTAAAGTATTTTATGACGAATATATGACTCGGAATCAGATCTTAACACATATTTATAAAC